ATATTATAACAGTTCCATATATCCGCCACAATAAAAATCAGCATACCCTTAGCATTTCGAAAATGTCAATATTAAATGCGACACTTTTTTTACTTTTTTTCAACTGATTTTCCGGATCTCTTCTTCAAACAGTTCGCCTGCCGAATGATAGCCGTGGATCTTCCGCGGATAATTATTTACCCAGCTTTCAATCGCAGAAATTTCTTTATCCGTTTTTCCATCGAAGTTTGTTCCTTTCGGAATATGTCTTCTGATCATTTTATTTGTTACTTCGTTGCTTCCTCTTTCGTAGCTGCTGTACGGATGACAATAATATGTTTTTGTCCTGCTGCCTGCTCCCAGTGCTGAACGTTCAATTCCTTCACTATCTGCAAATTCGCTTCCGTTATCCATTGTGATCGTTTTGAATACTTGTTTGAACATATCGCCCCACTTTCTTTCGATCGCGTCCAGCGCGTTGACAACTGCTGCCGCCGTATGTTCTGGCAACTTCATCACAATTTCATCGCGTGTTTTTCTTTCAGTCAATACCAAAAGGCTGTTCTTCGATTTCCCGCGTTTTCCTTTTACTGTATCCATTTCCCAGTGTCCAAACTCTTCGCGCGTTTCAATTTCTTCCGGTCTTTTTTCTATACTTTCACCTGCTGACGCTCTCGCCTGTGTTTTCTTGACCTTTTTGTATGTGCGTTTCTTATTCTTTTTAACTGGAAGATTTTTATTTGTCAGATGCAGAAAGATCCCTTTATCAATATAACTGTACAGTGTTGTTGTGCAGATCATCACGCTGAATTCACTTTCTTTTTGTTGTGCCTTAATTTCCCCCAGCACCGCCGCCGGACTGTAATCTTCTTTCATGATCTTTTCTTCTATATAATTTGCCAGTCTGATGTCATTCCCGATCTTCAGACTGCCCCCTTTGCTTTTCAGATTTTCTTCATATTTATCATGTGCAATATCAGGGCTGTATCTTTCTTCCGTTGTCAGATCTGAATTAAGCGCAGTAAAACGTCCTCTTTTTAACTCTCTGTATATCGTGCTTCTATGCACATGTAGCATGTCCGCGATCTCTTTGATTTTTACTCCCGCTTTTATCAATGCTTCAATTCTGATCCGGTCTGCTTTTGTCAAATGTTTGAACGTTCTTTCCATCTCCGCTTTCTCCTTCTATAAAAGAAGCCGCAGGCGGTCGATCGTCTGCGGCATTTCTCTTTTTTGACTATTTGTTCAGCTCTAGCAATTCATCAGCCGACGCATTCAGGGCTTTACATATTTTAGCCAATGTCAAAGCATTTGGTGTCAGTTCGTTTCTTTCCCATCTGCTGATGTCCTTCTGGTATACATCCAGCTGTTCCGCCAGCTGGATCTGCGTCACTCCTGCCTTTTTCCTTGCTTCTTGTATATTTTTCCCAAGATTCATTTTCGTCCCCTTCTTTCTTTGATCTTCATGAACTGTGCCACACACAGCTTGACGATTCCGATCGTTACAAAAAAGATGCCAATTTTCAAAATCATATTCTTTACACAGCTTCGGGCTTATGCTATATTTTAGGTAGACGGTGGGCTTTCGCCCACCGCGGTATTAACCGAATAAGGTATTTAACCGATCAGCTTATCTATTATGATAAGTATGATTCCCACGATTAAGTCTATCAGTGCATTGATTGTCAGGTCTTTCCACTCGATAGGCTTTTTCGTTTCCTTCTTTTTCTTCTTGCCCATTGCCTTTTCCCCTTTCCAGCACTTTGTGCTTATTTTTTCTTGTCCTCCTTACATTATTTATTATATACCGTTTTCGGTATATTGTCAAGTGTTTCTGTTATTTTCGCAAAGAAAAAACACTATGATTCCATAGTGTCATCTTCTTCCAGCAGATCATCAACCGTCACATTCAGAACCTTTGCAAATAGCTTCAATTCGTAATCGGTCACAAACCTTGTCCCTATTTCAATTCTACTTATACTATCGCGTTCCAGTGTTATCCCTTGCAACTGAATTTTCGCAGCCAGTTCCATCTGCGTCATTCGCTTTTTCAATCGTTCAATCCGAATCCTGTCACCGCATAGATTCTTTTTGCCTTTATAGGTGTATATCTTCATCCTTCATTCTCAATCCCTTGTGTTAATGTTCAGCATCATTCTTGACATTAGCACTTTTTTCACCTATATTTGTGTTAATGATCAGAATCATGGAAAACTGATCAAATATTATTATATAACAAAGGGGGGCTTTTCCTATGTTTGGTAAAAAAGCAGATGACAAAATCGCCAAGAAACAGGCGGAGCAGGAAGTAAAAGACAAGACGGCTATGGAAAAATTCGGTGTTGATTTCGACAGTTACACTTCGGACGACATCAAAGAAAAGAATGTCGCATCCCTTAAAGAAATCGCATCCAGTCTTGCAGGTTCAAAAATGTATTCTTTCGGAAGTCTTTTAAGTGGAAATTCAAATGAAACTTTCGCACTGGAAATGTCACGCGCACAGGTTGAACAGAATTTCATTCTTATGCGTCAGAATGAAGAAATTATCCGCCTGTTGAAACAGATCGCAGAAAAATAATTTTCTTCTTTTTTGTACATATTGTCATCGCATAGATCCCGATCAGTATCATGTATTTGATCTGTTTTCGTGATATTGCACAAAAGGCAGCGACCGTTCTTTGATCGCTGCCTTTTCATTATTCCATTTTCTTACCTTTTAGATACTCACAAAACAGCTTGTCTTCCTCTTCGTCTGCTTTCTTTGCTGCCGCTGTTATTGATAACATAAAAATAGTTGTCACAGATCCAAACGCCGCAGACACGATCGCTGTGACGATGTACGATACCGGAACCATCGTTATTCCTCCGGAATAAATTCTGTGTGTTCTGGATCTCCTGAAATCCAGTACCCGTCTGTCGTCTTGTAAAGTACCCTGTCACCGATCTTTGCTTTCTTCTCGACATTCTTTTCATCAAACATCGTCACGCCACAAATTGCATCGTCTTCAAGCGAAGGTCTTCTGCGAAGGCGAAGCCTTCCATCAAACACTCTGCGGATCGTTCCATGTACTTCTTCTTCGCTTCTTGCTGCTGCCGCTGCTGCTTCAACGTCTTCTACTGTGATTTCATTCATTATTTCTTTCACTTCTTCAGCCGGAACTTCGCCAACTTTTTCCCCGTTTTCATCATATGCATTCACAGATCCATCCGGTTTTTCTTCCAGTTCCGCATCATCAGGAACGTCATCTGTCACTTCAACTTTTAACGGATACAGCTTTGCACCTTCTTCATCCCATACTGACAAGCCATTCTTTTCTGCTTCCTTTTTTGCGTTCTGGATTGTTTTGTATCCCTTATTTGCTTTTTTATCGAAAGTGTTTCCAACATAAAACATCTGTTTCCCTCCTTCCTATTTTGCTTTCAGGTAACTGATTGAACTGAATCCGATATACTCCACTCCATCAAGCGACACAGTAATGTATAACCATTTCGTTCCACTCGATGTATTATAATAGCCGTAATTATACACTGTGGTTCCTTTCGGAATACAGCACAAAGCCTTTTTGTTCTTTCCAGCGTCGTTTCTGCAATACAGATCAGCTGTTGTGACGTAGGATCCCGCCAGCTTCTTGTTGTACTCTCTCGCATAGCATGTTGACTTGACGGTTTTGCTAATGGTCTGATCTGCTGGCTGCGGCTTCGTAGTTGTTGCCGCTGATCCATTCAGAATTCTGTTTACTTCTTTCTGAATAGTATCCGGATCATAACCGCTTGCCGAAAGTGCTTTTCTTCTTGCTTCTCCGTTCCCCCACTGTCCCGCAATTACTTCATGTGCTACGGTTGACACGCTCTTTCCCGGCGTATTTACTGGCTTGCTTTCCGCCTGATCACTGTCATATTTTGGTGTGATAAATCCTCGAATATATCTTCCATTCAGTGATACAGTTCTTTTCTTCACTCTGTCGCTGTAATTGCCTTCGGTAACGACAAAATATCCTGCTGCTTGATTAACGTATGTAACCGTTCCAACATGTTTCGGTGTTCCGGTATTGTCACCCGCACCGCTATCCTGCCAATCATACATCACCGCTTCGCCCAGTTTCGGAACGTGTGCGTCATTTTCTTCCCATACGCCCATCTGCTTCGCTCTTTCAATCAGATAATAGCAGCTGATTTCAATCGGCATAATTGCCGTATATTTTAACGCAACAGCAAGTGCCGACCAAGTGCAAGCACACCACGCCCATTCATACGCCATTTTTGTCCCGCGTGGGAATGCACCTGTGAAACTATTGTAAATATCAATAATTGATTTATATGATCCATCCGCTTCATTTTTTCCGATCCAGCTTTCTACCAGATCCACAACTGCTTGTCTTGAATACATTTTTACACCTTCTTCCCCTGATTTATCCACATTGTCCACAACATACTGTTTAATCCACCGCACGCAACACTGATGTCTGCTTTCAAACTTTTTATCCCCCACCTGATTATCATTGCTTGTATCCTTCTGATCCAAGATCAACGATGCATACACTGTATCAGGTGTATATGGCTTTTTCGCTCTCGCAAAAATTCGTTTT